CTACACCGTCTTCTGCACCAGCCTCTAACCTAAGTGTTTCTATTGTTGATCTGTAACCAAACCCAATATGAACCTTTGAAGAAGACCTATCTAATGTAATCGCTCCGTTTGTTACTGTCTTATCTGGATGAGTTGAGCCATCAGCTAGAATAGATACTATTTCTCCTTCCAGATGATTTAGACTTGTTATTGATGTTGTTGCTGTGCTGTCATAAGTCAAACCGCTGTCCAAGAAAAAAGCATCTGCAACATCCTCTCCAAACTCTATTGGCTTGAGAAACTCTATGTGCCTCACAGTGCTTCCATTGATTTCTCTTTTCACAGACATATACACTTGGTCTTCTGAGCCGCTAGGTATCGCACTTATGCTCTCAACGATTGCCGCTGCCTGATTTGTTGTTGTAAGCCTAGTAGTGTCGGAGCTTTTTACAGACAAAAGTCCACCAGCCGTAGGAGATGTTTCCTTGATTGTCACAACTGCTGCTGCTGGGTTTTCTACTGTAAAATCTGCATGTGCATTGATAGCCGTAAAAATATTGTCTGCTGTCACATCGTTTGATGTGTTTGGCCTAAATCCAAGTGATGAGGATGGTGCTGAACTACCAGCCGCCTCTGATGTAAATGTAACAGTTGTACCATCACTCTTAGTAAATGTAAGTGTTGTGCCTACGGCTATATTAGCAAAATCACTTACTGTAACCGTTGCGTGTGCGCTTGTGCCGCCTATAGTGTGGTCATGCCAACCCACAGCATTGTTAGCTCTGTCGTATGTAAGGCCAATTAAACGTCCATCTGTGTGAACAAACCAAAGTATAAGCTCTGGTTCTTGCTGCCACACCATGTCAGTCAAGCCACCTTTTGTAATGTGTTCTGCAAGAATCGTTAGATCAATGCCAAGCAATCCATCTGTATCAAGATTGAAGGTAATCTCTTTTACTTTCTCCTGACCTTTTTGAATAAGTATTGTGCTGTTGCCAGCCCTTACAGGACGCACCTCAGAACAACCAAATGTTGTTTCTCGCAACACATTGACATTTGTAGGTGAAACAGGAGTTGAGCCTGTGCCACCGGACAAGGTAAACTCTGAACTAGTGGTAAGTATCTGTAGAAATCTTGCTGGCAATAAATGCCTTATGACGTTTACTTTGTCAGATGCAATCGTAAAGTTTACTGCCGAATCATCTAATGTGCCTGGGGTATGGTTTTCAAAGTCAGCACTTACTGATCCAAATATTGTCTGTGGCTGTCCTGTAGTGCCAGCAAAGTATAAACGTTGCTCATAAAAACCAACTGCCTTTGGAAACCCTTGATCTCCACCAAAAGCACCTAATGAAAATTTTGTTGTTGTATTGCTGCTGCCTACCACACTAGCTGGCAACACACCATCTTCGTTCTTAAACAATGCAGTAACAACAGTTGCGCTTGTAAATCCAGTGATTTTTACAAACCCTGATCCACTGTGCTGAAACTCCCATGTGATAGACCCATAAGTTTCTGAACCAGATAAATGTACAGGTGGACTAGTGCCGCTAGATTGTGACCCAGAGTTGGTTTTCTTGTAAACATTATCACCCTGACGCACTAAGTCATTTTGTGCATAACTTGTGCTTGCTGCCCACGCGTCATGCTCTACCTCGATGACCTCTCTGAAGCGTATAAGTCTTCCTACATCTGCCGCAGAAAACAAATCTGCTGATGCTGTGATAGTTACACTGCCAGTGTTTGCAGAAGAAAACAAAGTTGTGTCAGTTATGTTTTCATCAAGGTATGGGCCATCTGTAAAATCTATGTCAGCAAGTGTAAAACTTGTTGCTGTTGTTCTTGTCAGCTTTGCTGGCTCATGACTTTTGTGTGCAAGAAACAAAACGTCTGCTGATTGAGCATGAGTTATTTCAAATATATCTGTGACGCTGTAAGTGGTTGTTACCTCAACTATCTTGCCAACTGTGCCACCACTTGTATATGTCGTAAACGCACTGCTGTTTATTCCTGATAACTCAAAAGTGTTTGCTGTTTTGTTTGCTACAGTAAACTCAAGGTTGTTTACCTCTGTCATGCCAGCAACAGACTTGATGAACACCCTGTCACCATCACTCAAGCCATGTGAGTTTGCAGTAACCACTGCTGGGTTTGCTTTTGTGATTGCAGTTATGTTGGTGGTTGCTTCTGTAAGTATGCCACCATCTTTGTAGAATCTTATGTAGGTTGCGCCAAACTCAAGCACATAAGCTTGCTCATCGCTGAACTCAAAGTTGATAAGCCTTACCTTGCCACCATCTTTTGAACGTCCAGCAAAGAAAGAACCTGGCCTTCTAGTCACACCACCAGAAGGGAAGCCCATCATATTATTTACTGTTTGTGCTGCCTCATTATATTTTTGAAGGTCTATCCTGCCTTCAAGTTTAGGCGATATCTCCCCAGCCCGAAAGTTGGTGATGATGGTAGAAACTCTTGCCATGCTTACAACCTGATGTTCGTAAAGTCATCTGCTTGTGGCTGCTCTGGGAAGCCTTCCATACTGTCAACACCCTTTGCCTCTTTCAAGCGGTCTTCATAGATTGCTATCATGCCTTGAGACACGCTGTTACTACCTGTGATGTTGTATGCTATCTCTGCTGCCAACCTTGCTGATATGGCTTTATTTAGAAGGCTGTCATACTGTTCTGTGTCTGTTACGCGACCAATGTAAATGATATTACAAGTGCCTTCGTTAGATAAAACCTTACGGCCTTCTATCTTGAACATCACGTTGCTGTCATACGCTGCAACATCGTTGTTTACATTGCTATTCCAAAAGGACAGCACACGCAAACAGAAAGGATCTGTAGGCAAGGAATATTGAAATGAAAAGCCGAAAGCTGGTGTATCTGAATCTTTTGCCAACTCTCTTCTGGTGATTGCTATATTCCAAGGATGTGAGCGTAAAACAGCATCTCTTACATCATCAAAGTTGCCGTTACATAGTCTGGCTTCTTTTGAGTTTTCTGTAAGAGATGTAATGTTGGCAGCACCCAACAAATCCAAAGCTCTGTTGCACAAGTCAACAACTGATGCCATAGCAAACTCCTAAATGGGAGAAGGCAGCTTGCGCTGCCCTCTCTTACTGTTTAGTTCACAACGTAGTGAATAATGAACGACATATCACCGCCAGTGCCACCAGTGGCATTGAATGTTGCGGCTATGTAGTAATACCCACCTGGATCAGTTGACGCTCCTGCATTTGTGTACAGTTTCGCACCAATCGTGTTGATGTCTGCTGCCTCTGTCCTCAGATCAGCTACGGCTGTTGTGCCGTCTGCCACTGATGTTGCAAAGAAGTCTTCATCAACAACAGTGCCGTCTGTCTGATAGATGCCAACATTAAACGTACAGCTACCACCCAAAGCATCTGCTGCAACCTGTATGGCTGTAATAGATGCGTTACTTGGGATAGGTGCTAACATGACAATATCATTGTCTGTGCTATCACCAGCAGCTAACGCCACAGTTCCTTGAGCAACACGCAAAACACCGTGTAGCTCTTGGCTGTCGTTGGCAATCTGTGGAGAGGCTTCAAAATTAGCTACAAGATCTGAATTTTTCGTAGTCATAATTTACCACTCCTTATGCTGATTCGTCACAGTCAATCTGGACAACTTTTTCTTCTTCCATGCGAGTAGATCCGATGCTCATGCAATAGTAGACTTGTGTTGCGTAACCTTTGTCGGAACGCTCGTCTATTCTTGCCATTACATCTTTACCAATCGCCAGAGCAAGACCATCCTCTGCCCATGCAAAGCATGAACGGATGTTGCCAGCTTTTGACAAACGATTTGATACGATGAAGGTAAAGCCCATGAACTGGTTTACCTCACCTTGGACTAACGCTTTGACCGTGTTGAAGTCGCTGCTTGTGACGTTTGTATCACCTAACAGTGCTTCAATCTGATCTGGGCCAACAGCGATATACCGTGGTATTGATGGATCAACTGACGCAAGGTCTAAGGTCTTCTTTGCAGTCCTTAGTTTTGCAACAGTCAAGTCAGTACCACCATTAGCTATTTGCTGACCAGCAGGAAGCGCAGTTGATGTGCTGCCTGTCTCACCAGTAAATGCTGTGCCTAAAGCTGCTGAGATGATTTCATCGTCCATCGCTCTACCTAATGCAAAAGCAGCGGCCTGTGCATAAGCGGATGTCGGGTCAATCAACATACGAACTTTATCCTGCTCATCAATCAGATCAGCATATTCGTAGTCCACAAGGGTCACACGACGCCTTGCATGGGGTGTGTCGATCTGGGGAGTGTCGGCATGTCTCGTTGTACGCTTCTGCGCTGTTGCCTTGCCCACCTGATCAAAGAAAGCATTTTTGCCCTGCATACTTTCTACACGCACAGCATCACGCAAAAGAGAACCTTTTTGCTGTGATAGCATCTGCACGTTTGCAGAATATTGCTGGACAAATGCCGTGGTTACTTCGATAGACATCTCTGTCTCCTTTTACCAAGTTACATTTGATTTTGCAGATTGCTACCCGATAGCTCGGACACTCCTAGAATTTTTGGCCTTCTTGTGGCCTTCGTCTTTCCGATTGTCATCAGGACGAGTTTCCTCGCTGCCCTGCATTACCCACTCGTAGTACAAGTCTGCAAGTAGGTGTGGTTGAAGTATATCACGACTTTTGCCATTTTCAACAGCAAGTCTTAAACACTCCAACCTAATTTCTTTTTTTGTCAAACCTTCATCCATGTATGATTTCC